GCAGGTACATTAGTTGGTTGGGGTAGAAATGGTTGGGGTGAAGAACCATGGGGAGATTCATGGAATAAACTTGTTCAACCAGCCGGACTTTCTGCAGTCTCTAGTGTAGGAGATATTACTCCCCCACAATTTGCATTTGGTTTAACCGGTGTAGAAGCTACAAGTACAACAGGTACTTTGGGATTAGAATTTGGAGCAAGTACAGAGCCTATAACAGGTGTAAGTGCAACATCGACTACAGGTAATATATCAATAGGTATAGGAGTTCCATTAACAGGAGTTAGTGCAACATCTAATACGGGTAGTGTAACAATAGGTATAGGAGTTCCATTAACAGGACTAGAAGCCACTTCACAAATAGGTGAGTTAGAGCAATCCTCATCCCCTATTTTACAACCAACAGGTTTTGAATTAACTTCTTCAACAGGAACATTTACTATTGTTGACATGCAAATAGGTTTAAGTGGTTTAGGTGCCACTTCTTCAGTAGGATCAATAGACCTTCCAGATGCAACTATTGGCTTAATAGGTCAAGAACTTGAAATAAGTCTTAATGGTACTGGAATTAGTCCTTTATATTACAACAGATTAACACCTAAAGTTAGTACAGGATATACTATAAAAACCCCTGCATAATTATGTTTGACTTAAATATAAATAACTAATATAAATAACGAAAATAAGGAATATAAATAATGGCATCAACATATTCATCAGATCTTAAACTAGAACTTATGGCTACTGGCGAAAACGCTGGTACATGGGGTGATAAAACAAATAATAATTTAAATCTTGTTCAACAATCAGTTGCTGGTTATCAAGCAATAGATGTAGCAGGTGCAGATGTTGCTCTTGTAATGACTGACGGAGCAATTGCAAATGGAAGAAATGCAACTTTAAAATTAACAGGGACTTTAGCTGCAAACAGAACAGTAACTATTCCTGACAGTATTGAAAAAGTCTATAATATTGTAGACGGAACCAACCATGCAAACTACACTTTAACTTTTAAAACAACATCAGGTACAGGTATTCTTTTATGTGAAGGAAATAACTATGTAGTATATGCTGATGGAACTAATGTTGTAAAAATTACTGAAGAAAGAATTTGGAGAACTGTAAGTGCAGCAGAAACAGTTCAATCAGGTGCTAATCTTTTTGTAGAAACAAATGGTGGAGCTGTGACAATTACGCTTCCGGCATCTCCTGCAGTGGGCGACATTGTAAATTTTGTAGATTCAAGATATACTTTTGATACTGCAGCATTGACTGTTGGAAGAAATAGTTCTAAAATAGCTAACGCAACATCAGATTTAGTAGTAAATACTGAGGGTGCAGGGTTTGGATTAGTTTACTCTGGTGCAAACGTAGGATGGACTTACACGGAGAAATAATATGTCAAATTACGAAGCAACAAAATACGATTTTTCAGGAGCAGACCTTACAGGTATCGAGGGAATTCCTACGGCTACTATTGTGCCATGGTCTTCTGCATCTATACCAACAGGATACCTAGAATGTGATGGAGCGGCAGTTTCAAGAACAACTTACGCTGCATTATTTGCAATTGTAGCTACAACTTATGGAGCTGGTGATGGTGCAACTACTTTTAATGTACCTGATCTACAAGACAACGTTGCAGTTTCAAAATCTAACAATAAAGCTTTAGCATCAACTGGTGGAACAAATACTGTATCATCAACTGGAAACGTTGGAGGCTCAACAGCTAATGCAACTTTAACAGAAGCACAACTTGCAAGTCACGCTCACAATATGCCAAGTGGTCCTGGACCATGGGGTGGTGGTGGATCTAACAACAATACGCAACAACCTGGTGGTTCTGCAAGAAACACACAAAATACAGGATCTGGTCAAGGTCACTCTCACAACATGAGTGCAACTTTTACTGGTGATGCTACTTCAGTATTGCAACCTTATTTAACAGTGGTATATATAATTAAGACGTAGGAGATTTATGGCAACAAATGCACAATGGACAGTAATATTCGATGACAAGCTAATTCAAAAAAATTATGCTGAACAAAAAGGTTATATAATTGATGACGCTTCTTTTTGGGCTAATGCAGCTTATTCAAATTTTTGGGCTATTCAGTATGGTACAAGTGTAGCAACTGATGAAGTAGAATACAGAGATGAAACTCCTCATGCTACTTGGGCCGACACAGGTGAAAATTTCCAATTGTTTATAGATAAATGGGACGCAGCTCATTTAGAATTCTTACAACAAGATTGGGATGAAGCTCCAGGAAATGAAACTACTGGTGTTTTATATGAATCTGAAGCAGATAAAATAGCTGACAGAGGACCAAGACCTACTTCTTACTCTTCTTCATAGTATTAAAAGAAACCACTATCTTAACATCATCCAAGAAGTTGCAATATATTTTTCACCCAATAGCGGTGAATTTCCTCTATGAACATAGGGAAAAGCTGCAGGCCAAATAACTATTCGACCAGTTTTAGGTTTTACTCTTTTTGAAAAATGAAGAAATTCTGTTTCTCCACCTTCTTCAACATCATTTAAATAAATAGTATAAACTAAAACTCTAGGCTCATTATGAAAACCACGACCGTGTTCTACATGCCATACGTGATAACCTTCAGTAGGTAATGTTTTCTGTATTTTTACAGTAGTATAGTAAAAATCATTTTGATCATATGCATGACAGACACCTGTGTTTTCAATATAATGTTTTAAAGCCATATCAAAATTAGCTATCATAACTTTTAAATCCTCATGCCAAACTGTAATATTTTCATGATTCATAAATAACTGTTGATCTTGTTTATATAAAACAGAAGCTTTTTCATAAGATTGTCTATTCATAGTTTTTTCAAACGTATTTTGTTGTTCAAATAGTTTTATAGCTTTTTTACATTCTTCTTCTGTAATATAACCATCATAGACTCCGATAAAATTGTTAATATTAACTTCTTTTTTTTGCATTAAGCTTCTCCTTTATTTTCTTTCAATATTAATTTATTGTCTAATAACCAAGTCACAACGACTTCTCTTGAACTTCCTGAGTTATTATTACAATAATGTTCGTAACAATCATGAGGTAAGAATGCAACTAGTTTACCTTTCTCTGTTTTAATATGTTTATCATGTCTTGGAAATATTAAATCTGCATTAGGGTTGTTAGTTAAATGTATTACAGTAGATAATACTCTAGGAAAACCTGGTAAGTCATTTGCTACTCCATCGCCATGAATATATAAATTATCTTTTTCACCATATCTATGGAACGTAAAACCACTATCTTGTAGTCTTGATAGATCTAACTTAAAGTCAAACTTTAATTTCTTTTCTACTATTTCATTAAACCGTTTTCTTAATTTATTATCTATATAAACTAATTCTTTTTTATGATCTGAAAACCTTACTGAATTTCCTTGTCTGTTAAATTCATATTCTAATGAACTGTCATCCATATGAGGATGACATAAATTGCTAATCTCATCACAGAACTGATCAGTAATAAAATTTTTAAATTCCACAAACATAAGTATTGTCTCCTTTCCTATTGACTCCATCATACCATAGTCTAATATTATAGCTACTCCATAATCCATAACAAATATCAATATTTGTTTTAATTCTTTCTAGTAATTCTTCAAAAGGCATATTTTTAACATGATCTACCACAGCTTTAAAATCTCCCCTTAAATTATTTCTAGCCATTGCTTCAGCATGATTCCAAAAAGGAGTTTCATATTTTGAGCCATTAAGATAATGCCACAATATAAAATTCTCTACTTGTTTTACATGTCTATGTACGGTGCTGTTTGCTTCTTCTTTGTTAATTACTTTGTTCATATAATCTGAATATGAAACTGCACATCTATAGTAAGTATCCATTGCTGTTGCTTCTAACGGTTCTAGAAAAAATAACCTATTACCGTTTAACATTACTCTATCATCTACAACAGGTTGTTTTTTTACATACTGTTGAAAAGGAAATTTTTTTACTTTATCTACTCCAAGTCTTTCTTGAAAATCTTTTGTTGCTTGTTCTTCTGTTGTAATATTTGAATTATATAAATAACCTAACGATGTTGTATGAGGTAACGGAATATAAAAACACCATCCATTTGGATGAGCAATTGTTCTAGTCCATTTAACATCATCAGGAACACGAGGTAAGTTAGCAAGTAATGCAGTGTTGAGAGGATTCTTTAACATTTCATAGGTATCATCTAAAGCTCCTGGTTTACCTCTACAATCAATAATAAAATCTGAATCTAAAGAATCATATTGCAAAACATGTTCATCTGTTTCTTTCATTTTAATTTTCTTTTTTAATTTATTACATACATAATCTTGAAATGCTGCTGGGTGGAAATGAATAGAATGACTGGTTAAAGCAAAGTCATGAAAGATTTTTTCATTTAGTTTACCCCAACCTTCATACATAATACCATGTTTCATAGTGCATTGAAAATCTGGATCATCTATTTTGTAATGAAATAATTTATGTAAAAGGTTTGGAAACAATAATGTAGTACCTTGTCCTGTAGGTACAGGTTTTATATTAGAATCATATAATAACTCTAATTCTATGTTTGGATTAGCATAAGCTAAATACATAGCTGTAATACATCCTGCGTTTCCTCTTCCTAATATTGTTACTTTCATGGACAATATATATAATTTAATTTTGAATTAAGTAAAGTATATGTAGCGTCATTAAATGTCTCAACCAATGGCCACCCGGCTAAATTAAAAGATGTGTTTAATAACAATGGTACTTTAGTTTTTTTATAAAATGCATTTATCAAATCGTAGTAATTAGGGTTTTGCTCTCTTTTTAAAGTTTGTATTCTACATGTATTATTAACATGTACTACTGCCGGAGTTTCTTGTTTAGCTTTGTCTTTAGCATGAATTGCAAAGGACATAAAAGGAGATTCATCCAAGTTTTCAAAATCAAACCAATCATTTTTATGTTCGTATAAGATAGTAGCTGCTGTAGGTCTCCACCATTGTCGACCCTTTATTTTATTAATAATTTCTTTTGCTTTTTTATTTCTAGGATCGAATAACATAGATCGATTGCCCAAGGCTCTTGGACCAAACTCAGGCGAACCTTGAAATATAACTACAGGCTCTTCTCTTAAAAGTAATTCTACAGCCTCTGTTTGATTTTTAATTATTCTCATATTTAATTCCTGTAAACACTGAAGTGATGGTTTCTTGACCATATGTATTGAGCCAGCCGTAGTCAGTACAGTTATCACACATTTTTTTTAAATAAAAATAAGCATTAGGGTCCCAGTTTCCATTGTCTAGTATAATTGTGTTTTTATAATTATATTTTTCAATTAAATTTTTAGCTACATCTTTTCTTTTGTAAGACATAACTTCACTATTATCGATTAAAACGTAGTCTACTCCGTCAAGAATATCTGGAAACATATCAAAAGTAAGTTCATAAATAGAAGCATTGTTGGGAAGATTTTTCATCATCTCTAATCTAAATTGATCATTAGATTCTAAAGATATAACCTGTTTAAATATTTTACTAAAATGAAAAGTAGATCCACCACTTCCAAACTCTAACATAATTTTATCTTTAGTATCTTGTTCAGATAACCATTTTAAAAACGACCAAGTTAATAGTGGTGGTCCTATTAACATATGTAATTTGCAGTATAAACTGCAACTCCTAAAGAGGTTCCGGCATCATGGGGTATTGGGTCTACAAAGAAATTTATATTAGGATATTTTTTAACAAGCTTAAAATTATTTAAACAATTTAAAAAGTATCCTCCAGATAAAATAATATTTTTAGCGTTAATGAGTTCTGAATTTTCTATTAACTCGCAAGTTTCATTAAAAGTTTCTGTTTGAGCTTTATGTGCTAGTTCAACAGCTTCATAATTTATATCATCATATTTTTCTTTTACTTCTGCATAAGGAGCTAGGCCCATAAACTGTCCATACTCTTCACCAAAACCAGCTTTAACACTTAAATTTGCATATTTAAGTCCACCTACTATTCTTGAAGTAAGTAATGAATTATTTATATCTTTAAATTCTTTATTAAAACAAGTGCTTCTTGCATCAGAGTAATGACCATAAACAAGATCTATCTTATTTTTATTTACTTTCCATATTGTATCTGTTTCACGGTAAGAAGAATAAGAAGATGAATGACTAGAGCCCCCACCGTCTCTAATTAAAGCCATAGCTTTATCTAAATTAGAATGATGTAATGCAGCTATAGCGTGATACTTATGATGATTTTCTCTATCAAACGAAGAACCTTTGTATTTTAATTTATCTAAAATTAATTTTGGTAGTTCTTTTTCTGTTCCATCCCAACTAGTAATAGCAACAAAATCAAATTCCACTTCTTTAAATAAATCTAATCCTTTTATGTTGTTAAAAGTTTTTAATGTAGGACCAAAATATTTTTGTTTATTTATTCTTTCCTCATTTACAAACATCTTTATTTTTGAGTCTTCTAGAATGCAGTAAGACATATGATGTGATATATTAATTCCTAATATTCTCATTTGATAAACATCTGAACAGAAACTCTAGGAAGTACTGGACTTAAAACAGGGTTAACTTTATGATTAATGGGAGCTTTTATAATCACTAAAGAATTTCCTACAACAGGAATAAAGCCGTGACCGTTTTCACTATGGAACATAAGTTCTCCACCGTGTTGTCTATTCCATCTACGATTAACGTAGAAGGTAGCGCCATACTTCCAGGTATTATCATCATGCCAATTAATACCGGAACCTTTTTTCATAAAATGAATATTAGTTGTTATTTCTTTTAAATCTTTAAGTTGATAGAATTGATTAAAACGAGTTAAAACTTTTAATTTTTCAAAAGGAGGGTAGTCAGAAACAGTTACTCTTTCAGGAGGTACGATGTTATTAATTAAATCATCCTCCCATATACCTTTAGATGAATGTAAATTTATTGCGTTACGTTGTTTAAAAATAGCATTATGAATACCTTTATATGTTTCTTGGTCTAAGAAATTTTGTATATAATATAATTGGTCGGGTATTTGGTATATCAATTTCATTCTGGAAACCCATCTTGTTTTGAGTGTAAAAAACAATTAATAGAATAACGAGTGCCTTTGGTAATAGGCTCTGTTCCATGTATCCAGATAGGTTCAGCAGGAAATATCATAGCATCCCCAGTTTTATAAGACTCTTTTATTCTGCCATTAAAAAATGTAAAATCTCCTCCTTCATAGCCTTCGTTTAAATTTAAAGTACAGGATCCTCGAGTTCTCCAATCTACATCAGTATGATCTTTAATATATTGTCCTTCTTGATATCTTAATATTCTTACGTTTTGACTAGCGTTTAAATTATGGTCAGTAAACGATGGACATATTTCTTTAGCCTTAATATATAAAACATAATTAGCTATCATAATGTTAATAAATTTAGAGGCCGCTTCTAAAGCCCACTTAATATCTTCATTAGGATTTATGGTTCGAGAAAGATTTATACATTGAAAATTATCTACCTCTCTTTTATTATTCTCATACTTATAGCTTTCTTCAATAAGATATAATTCAGGGTATTTTTCAAATACTTGTATTAATTTTTGACAGATATTTTTAGGGACTAATCCATTAATCCTATATTTTAGATCCGATATTTTGTGATCATAAGCCATTAGATTGTATCTTTCATTCTCTATATATTTAATATATAACATAATTCAGATATTTCAAAGGTTTTTTATGTTACAAAAATTAGGATTTTTACCAGGTTTCAATAAACAGGTTACATCTACCGGCGCTGAATCACAGTGGACAGACGGCGAAAATGTACGTTTTAGATATGGCACACCTGAAAAAATAGGTGGTTGGAATCAATTAGGAGATAGTAAATTAACTGGCGCGGCCAGAGGTTTGCATCACATGGTCAATAAAATAGGTATTAAATATGCTGTCGTAGGTACTAATAGAATTTTATATGTATATTCTGGAGGAGTATACTATGATATTCATCCTTTAGTTAATCCATCTGGAACCGCTACCACAAATTTTTTTAGCACGACTAATGGACAATCTATTGTTACTTTAACATTCCCATCTGCTCATGGTTTTGAAGTGGGAGATATTATTTTGATGGGTGATGCTTCTACGTTTAGCGCTATAACTAATTCAAACTACACATCTGCTACATTTGCAGACAAAAAATTTATGGTAAATTCTGTACCAAATTCGACTACTATAACAATAGATGTTGGCGCTACTGAAACTGGATCAGGAGCCACAACTTCTGGAGGCATAACTTACTATCAGTATTACCATGTAGGTCCGGCAGACCAAGTTGGAGTTTATGGTTTTGGTATATCTCAATGGGGTGGGACTGTAACAAGTCCTCAAACAACAACTTTAAATGGGGCATTAAATGCTGACTCTGCTGGAACAGGTGGAACCGGAACCACTATCAACGTAGCTAGCACAACTGGATTTCCAAGTTCGGGAACAAATTTTATAAAAGTAGACAACGAAGAAATTTCCTACACAGGTATTACGGCTACTAGTTTTACAGGAATAACTAGAAATGTTAGAGGCACGGCTAACGCTTCTCATAGTAATGGTGCAACGGTTACTAACTATACTGGTTTTTCTGGATGGGGCCAAGCATCAACTTCAACCGATAAAGTTGCAGAACCTGGTCAATGGTCATTGGATAATTTAGGTCAAACTTTAATTGCTTTAATTGTTAATGGTCCTTGTTTTGAATGGGATTCAAATGACACTAATGCAGTAAATATAAGAGCAACTATTATAGCAGGTGCACCAACAGCATCTAGGGACATGCTAGTATCTACTCCCGATCGTCACTTAGTATTTTTTGGAACAGAAACAACTATTGGTGATCCAACAACACAAGACGATATGTTTATTAGGTTTTCATCTCAAGAAAACATTAATGACTACACACCTACAGCTGAGAATAGTGCTGGTACACAAAGACTGGCCGCCGGATCACGGATCATAGGAGCTAAACTTGGTAGAAACACAATTTATGTTTGGAGTGATACATCTTTATTTACCATGCGTTTTGTCGGAACTCCTTTTACATTTGCTTATGAACAAGTGGGTACTAACTGTGGATTGATTGGTAAGAATGCAGCTGTTGAAGTTGATGGCGCTGCGTATTGGATGTCTGATAATGGTTTCTTTAGATACACCGGTAAACTAGAATCTATGGACTGTTTAGTTGAAGACTATGTTTATGATGATTTAAATACAACATCTAATCAAATGATTTATGCTGGTATTAATAATTTATTTGGTGAAGTTATTTGGTTTTATCCAACAGCAGATTCAAATGTTAATACAAGAGCTGTTACATATAGTTATTTAGATTCTACAGCTAAACGACCAATATGGTTTACTAATGCAAGTCCTTTATTTATTAGAACTACATGGCAAGATTCTGCTGTATTTGGTTTGCCTCATGCAACACAATATGATGCAAGTACACAGACATCTTTTGATGTAGTTGGAAACACAGAAGGAGTTACATATTATTACGAACATGAAACAGGAATTAACCAAGTAAGAGCAGGGGTGACTACAGCTATACCAGCTAGTATTACTTCTGGTGATTATGATATTACACAAAAAGTTGTAAGAGGAGCTGCAACTAACATGGCTGACCTTAGAGGTGATGGTGAAAACATGATGAGAGTTAGTAGAATTATACCTGACTTTATAACCCAACAAGGAAGTGCGATCATACAATTAGATTTAAGAAATTATCCAAGTGATACAGCCGTTAGCTCATCGTTAGGACCTTTTACAGTTACGTCAAGTACAACAAAAGTAGATACACGTGCAAGAGCAAGAGCTATAGCTCTTACAATATCTAATACGGCAGTAGATACCAGTTGGAAATTAGGAACTTTTAGGTTAGATATACATGCTGGAGGAAGACGATAATGGAACAATTAGTAATGGCTATAGCAATACCATTAGCAAAACAATATGGTATGAACAAAGCTTTAGAAATAGCTTATGAAAAATTAGGTATAGCTGCTCCAGAAAACACCACAGAAATAGACATACTAACAGGTGGTGGAATTAATCAAGCTTTTTCTCCTGGTAATTTAACAAATATGTTTAAAAGAGCGGGAGTAAGATTAGGAGCAAATACTTTAATGAAAGGTGTAGGTTCTTCCTTACTACCTTTTGCTGGAATAACAGGTTTAGCAATGTTAGGTAATAAATATAGAAAACAACTTACAGGTTATGATACACAATCTGCATACGAAGCTGCTAGAGATCAAAGAATAGCAGATAAAAGATTAGATAAAATTACAGATGGTGCTGTAGAAATTGATGGCACAATTTATTCAGGTCCTGATTATCAAGGCGGTGATAACAACAATAATAATGATGGTGGTAGTACTGGTAGTAAAAGTGGTAAAGATAATTCTAAAGGTGGTATGGGAACAGCTTCTTTTGGACAATCTTTTCATGCAAGAAGAGGAGGCATTGCAAGTTTATAATGGCTAAGATAGTACAATCATTAACTAGAGCAAGTTCAGAGTATGAAGAAGACGTAGCACAGTCTTTAGTTAGAGATTTAGATGCGGTGTTAGAGAAATTAAATACAACGTTTCAAGAAGAATTAAAACAGGAGATAGAAGCTAGAAGTTTCTTTTTAGATTAATGGCAGTAGTAAACCAATATAAATTTGTAGGTATAGATAACAGCACAAGTGGTGGAGCACTTACACCATTAGGGTCTGGTATTCCCGCAGTCAATGAAACTATTGTTATTAAATCGATACTTGTTACATCTGCTGGTACACCTACAGTGACAATTACAAATAATAGTATTACAGCTATTAAATCAGCAGCATTAACAGCAAATGTTACAACAGAATTATTAACACAGCCACTAATAGTAGAGGGTGGTAAAGCCTTTACAGTACAATCAAGCAGCTCAGATTCGTTTGATGTAGCTATTAGCTATCTAAATATCAAGAAAGAGGTAACAACATAATGAAATTATATAACGCTAAAGTAGAGGAAACCTACAGACACAAGGAAACTGGAGAGATTTTTAAAACAAGGAAAGACTGGGAAG